CGACATCCTGACCGCAAGCAACTTCTTGCCTGACCACATTTTTGTGTCACCAAACGTTTGGAAATTGCTCGGCCAGCAAATGGACGGAGATAAGCGTTCCGTATTCCCATACGCTGGCGCTGCCGGTCTCATGGGCGTAAACGCTGCAGGAACCGCAAACATCACACAGCTCAACACGTTCAACCCATTCGGTCTGAACCTTGTTGCCGATCGCAACTTTGCAACCAACACAATGGTCGTTGCAAAAGCATCAGCAATTGAGTTCTACGAGCAGGTACGTGGCTTGATGTCAGTAGAAGCACCATCCACACTCGGACGCGTGTTCTCCTACTACGGATACGTTGCAACGTTCATCGCAGACAGCGATCTCGTTAAGTCCATCATCGTCAGTCCATAATCGAAAGGTAGGCCCTAGTAATGGCCACCTATTCGGTCACTAACAAGTACCTAATTGACAACTACGCCGTACTGCAACTCCTGACCCCCAGCGAGATTGCAGTCGGCCAGTCAATTACGGTCGCAGGCGTTGACGCCACATTCAACGGCACCTACACGGTGCGCGCATTGCCACAGTATTTGTACATTGGTATTGATACAGAAGGCGACTTGCTATATGACTTTGAGGTGCCGATCGCTGATCAGGTGCTTTACGCCAAGACCGCTAACGATGTTGATCGCACCGCCGCGTCTGGCACCGTTTCGTATGACCCTGTGTGCACCTGGGTGACGGCCGCGCAAGTCATGTCATACCTTGGCATTACGATCACAAACCCGTCGGACGATTACACGTTGCTCACGCAATCTGTGTCAGCTGGAAATCAGTTTGCATATCGCAGGCGTCAGGAATCGGGCTATATCGACTCCCTAACAACCTCTCCTGGCGGTGACGCAACATTAGGCACTTTAATGTATTGCGCCGCTCTGTGGCGCTCCAGAGGGTCAATAGAGGCAACGTACGCCACCTTTGACGGCATGGGTTCGGCCCCACAGCAAAGCCTGACCCCGATCGTCAAACAGTTGCTTGGCATCCCTCGTCCAGCGGTTGCCTGATGTCGTACACCGACCTGTTTAACGAAGCGATTGATGACGTCACCGCAACGCTGACCGCAGTTACTTCTTTGCGCGTTGTAAATGACCCAACGAAACTTGCGCCTAATTGTGTGTATCTTGACGCGCCGAACTTTACGACATTTGCTGGCAACGGCAACGTGGTGCGCCTCGAGTTCCCTGTCAAAGTGATCGGCTCGGGCCCAGCAGGTCTGCCGGTACTGCGTCAGATTCTTAGCATTGTTGCAACCGTGCTTGGCTCCAAGATCATCGTGATGGGTGGCCGTCCGTCAAGCCTTGAGATCGGTGGCGCGTTGTATCCGTGCTACGACCTTGATTGCGCTATCCAAGCCCAGACTTTGTAATCCACAACTAATCAACACAAATCATCTACTATCAGAACATAACCTAAGGAGCATTTATGGCCAGTAGCACTTACCTCTCGAACCCAGTCCTCACAATTAACAGCGTTGATCTGACTGACATGTGCAGCGCAGCAACATTAACCTATTTGGTTGAAGCGCTTGAAGACACCGCGTTCGGCACCAACTCACGCAGTTACACCGCAGGCCTTGTCAACAACGAAGTAACCTTGACGATGTACGCATCGTTTGCAGCAACCGAAACCTACGCAACGTTGTTCCCATTGGTTGGCACTAAAACAAACATCACCTTGACCCCAGCGTCAGGTGCAGAATCAGCAACTAACCCTAAATTTATTTTGACTGGTTGCTATCTTGAGTCGTTGCCAGTTATTAACGCATCACTTGGCGAGTTGTCAACCTATGACCTTACGTTCATGGGTGGCGCGCTGACATTGGATACCACCAACCCGTAATCAACGGCTCCAAGCCGACATAGGAGAAACATGAAAATCAAGTTGCAGTTAAAGCGCACCCCCGACAGCGCACCCGAGTATTACTACACAAACCTGTTTGTGGTGACCGAGTGGGAACGGCTTGAACGTCGCAACATTCAACAGCTCTCCGCAAACCCGTTGTACTCGGATTACGCCTGCTGGATGCACACAATTCTTAAGATCAAAGGCGAGCAAGTTGGTGACAACTGGCGCGAATGGCTAAGCAAAAACCCTGACATCGACATTCTGCCGGTACTGGACGAGACAGACCCAAACCCTACGGACGCGGCACCTACCGCCGCCAACTAGCAGAGATATTGGTCGCGGTCGGTTGGTGGCCTAGCGACATTGTGTTTGACGCTCGAGATATGGCAACGGTCATTAAAGTGCTTAACGAGGCAAACAAAAAAAGGAAATAACGTGGCGGAAGTATCGACAAAGATTGAGGTCGTAGGGCTTAAGGACGCCTTGAAGACCCTCAACAAAATTGACAAATCTTTGCGCCGTGAAATCACCAAGGACTACAAGAAAATTGTCCAGCCTGTTATTGACGACGCCAACAAGCTTGTGCCGTCTGGTGTGCCGTTGTCTGGTATGGCGCGCAATTGGCAAACCCGATCAGGGTTCCAGATCTTGCCGTGGATACCTGGCATGAAACAAAAAATTGCTGCCAAGATTAATACTCGAGCGATCAAGGAATACAGCGGGAACAAAACCAATGTGGGCACGTTTGCCATTCAATGGAAAGGCGCGACTGGCACGATGTTTGACACGTCTATGGCTGGCTCATTAGGGCGCGCGCTAACTGCACGCTATGGCAGTCGTTCGCGAGTAATGTGGAAAGCGTACGAGCAACGCCAAAATGATGTCATGTCCGAGATGGAACAACTGGTTAAGCGCGTCATGGATGAAGCGAACAGAGAGACCGCGTAATGGCAATCAATATCCCAATTATCAGCGAGTTTGACGGCACAGGGATAAAGAAGGCTGTCAAACAGTTTCAGCAACTTGAGACCGTTGGCGAGAAAGCACAGTTTGCAATTAAGAAGGCGGCGGTGCCGGCAGCTGCAGCGTTGGCTGGTTTGGCGGCTGCACTTGGTAGTGCAACTAAAGCGGCTATGGAAGATCAGCAAGAGCAGGCGGCGTTAGCGCTTACTTTGCAGAATGTGACTGGCGCTGGCAAAGCCCAGACCGCACAAATTGAAGATCAAATCAGCGCGATGAGTCGAGCGTCTGGTATTGCCGACACAGAATATCGCAAGAGCCTTGAGGCTCTAGTGCGCGGTACAAAAGATGTTGACATGGCCATGAAAGACATGAACCTTGTTATGGATATCAGTACAGCGCTGCAAACCGATTCCAGCACCGTTGCTGATGCGCTTGCAAAGGCTTACCAAGGCAACTTTAAGGCGCTTCGATCATTAAGCCCAGAAATGGCAACAATGATTAAAGAGGGCGCAAGCCTTAACGAAATCATGGACGTGCTTGGCGGAACTTTTGGTGGCGCTACTGCCAAGAGTGCTGAAACCGCTGCAGGCAAAATGAAGATTCTAAAAAACTCCATTGGAGAAACCCAAGAGTCAATTGGTGCTGCGTTGTTGCCCGTTCTTCAAGCAGTACTACCAGTACTTAACAGGTTTGCTGCATGGGCTCAAGACAACCCCAAAGCATTCCTGTTTATTGCTGGCGCTATTGGCGCGGTCGCTGCCGCAATTGTGGCCACAAACATTGCTATGGCGCTAAACCCGTTTAGCCTGATCGCTGCCGGAGTCGCTTTGCTTATTGTTGGTTTAGTTGCGGCTTACAACAAGTTTGAATGGTTCCGCGATGGCGTTAATGCGATAGTCAACACGATTACAGGGTTTTTTGCTGGCATGGTTAACGCCGCTATTGGCGCGGTCAACGCAATTATTAGCGCATATAACGCAATTCCGTTGTTGCCAGACATTCCAAAAGCACCGACAATTAGCGTGCCAAAACTCGGTGGTAGTGCTACAACCGCTCGACCAGCTGCAGGTCGTATGGGCATTCCTCGAATGGCCGAAGGTGGAATTGTCAGCTCCCCTACTCTTGCCCTCATCGGCGAAGCAGGCCCAGAAGCCGTAGTGCCATTAGATCGCATGGCTACGGGCGGCGGAGTAACTATCAACGTGACTGGCGGTCTTGCCACAAGCGCCGAGATCGGTGAATCTGTCGTCAATGCGTTGCGCGCCTACTCACGGAGTGCAGGGCCGTTGGCTCTGAACATTGCCTAATGCCAGGCGTTGCGGTTGTTGATTCAGGTAACTATGACCTGCAAATAGAA